AGAAAAAGTCTAGACGAAAATAACCCTTGACATTTCAAAGGTTATTTGATAGCTTTACATTATGACTTTAGAAGAATTAAAAAAAATCGTATATAAAGAACTCCCTATTAATAAAGATCATTTAGATACTGAAGCATTAAGGGGTCAAGAACTATACGCAAAATTTTTAGATTATAAAACCAACTTTGCCTTCCTAGTTGCGAAGGCAAAGGGGGAATACACAATCTTATATCGTGAGAAGTGGGAATACTATGGTGGAAAAGCTGACGCCAAAGTATATGCAACAAAACCATTTGATTTAAAAGTATTAAAAACAGATCTTTCAATTTACATTGAGTCTGACCCCGAAATAATTGAAAAGAAAAATAAGATTGTATATCTAGAGGAATGCGTTGACTTTATAGAAAAAACTTTGAAGTCTATTTCTGCTCGTGGATGGGATATTAAAAATTGTTTAGAGGCACAAAAATTTGAAGCAGGATTAATGGGATAATGTTTAATCATGTCAGATATTGTGTGGATAAAAAAAATAAATGATGTTCATCTATACGTTTATTGTGAACCATCTGTAGCAAAAGAATTATCAACTTATTTTACGTTTGAAGTACCAGGGGCAAAGTTTATGCCTACTGTTAGAAATAGAATGTGGGATGGTAAGATAAGATTATTTAACTTACGTAACAATTCAATCTATGTAGGTTTACTTCCATATATCAAAGAGTGGTTAAGTCTAAATGGTATTACATATACTATTGATGATAATCTAAAACATAATCCTAATGTAACAGAAAAGAATGTTGTAGGATTTATTAACTCACTTAATATTCCTTTAGAATGTAGAGACTATCAATTACAATGTATCATGAGTGCATTGGCAAAACAAAGAGGTTTATTTGTATCGCCAACTGCAAGTGGTAAGTCTTATATCATTTATGTATTAGTTAGATTTTATAATCTAATGAAAAAGAAAACTTTAATCATTGTTCCAACAACATCACTAGTAGAACAAATGGCAACGGACTTTGTATCATATGGTTGGAGTCAGAAACATATACACAAAATCTATTCTGGTCATGATAAAGAAACACATAAACCTGTTGTTATATCTACATGGCAATCATTATACAAAATGCCAAAGAAGTTTTTCAAACCTTACAAAGTTATCTTTGGTGACGAAGCACATTTATTTAAAGCAAAATCTTTAACTATGATTATGGAAAAACTAGAAGACTGTCCATATAGATTTGGATTTACAGGAACTTTAGACGGAACACAAACAAACAGATTAGTATTAGAGGGATTGTTTGGAGCTGCAGAAAACGTAACATCCACAAAAGAACTAATGGATAAAGACACGATTGCCAAATTGTCAATCAATTGTTTATTATTAAGACATGATGAGAAGATAAGTAAACAATGTAAAGATTTTAATTATCAAGAAGAAATTCAATATTTAATATCCCATAACAAAAGAAATAAATTTATTAGAGACCTTTGCAAGAATGTAAAAGGAAATGTATTGTGTCTCTATCAACGTGTGGAAAAACACGGTGAAGTTTTAAAAGAACTATTTAAAGATCTTGATAAAGAAGTTTATTTTGTACATGGTGGAGTAGGAACAGATGATAGAGAACAAATTAGAAGTATTGCTGAAAAAAAAGATAACATTATTATACTTGCGTCTTATGGAGTTTTTTCCACAGGTATTAATATTCGTAATTTACACAATGTTATATTTGCGTCACCTTACAAGTCTAGAATAAAAGTATTACAATCAATAGGACGTGGACTAAGACGTACCGAACAAAAGAACGCAGTTAAACTATACGACATTGCTGATGACATATCATATAAAAATAAAAAGAACTTTACCCTCTTGCATTTTCAAGATAGAATAAATATCTATAATGAAGAGCAGTTTGATTATGTCATAGATAGGGTCAACATATGATAATGTTAATAACACCTGTCAGCGTCTCGCTAAATTCGTTTAAACTGGGTTATATAGGAGAACCATGTACTACATAAAACTTACAAATGGTGATGATTTAGTGTGTGATTTAAAACCTAATCCAAAGGCAGATTACACTACAGTTATCAATCCAATGAAAATGCAAACATATCCAGCAATGTCAGATAGAGGTCTTGTTGAGACTTTAACTTTGACTGCGTGGTTACATCCATATTCAGATGACAATTCTGTACGAATCAATAAACAAAATATACTTACGGTTACACCTGCGTCAAAGGGTTTAATTACGTTTTACAAAAGACAATTAAGTGTATTTTTACAACATGAGAAAGCTTTATCTCAAAGAGAATGGGAAATAAAAGAGAAACACGAAAGATTTAATAGAAGAGTAAGCAAAGAAAAGATGAATGAGATATTAGATCAACTTGCTGACCTTGACGACTTTGATCTACCTAGAGATCCCAAAAAACTCAATTAAACCTTGACAACATCTAGTATATTATGTTAGAGTGACACACTATATCAATGGCTAAAAAAGAATTAAAAAAAGAACATTACGTAGATAATAAAAAACTTTTTGAGGAAATGAAAAAGTTTAAAGCGGAGTGTGTAGATGCTGAAGAATGTGGTGATCCTAAACCACCTGTACCTTCTTATATAGGTGAGTGTTTTCTTAAAATCGCAAACGGATTATCTTATAGACCTAATTTTGTAAACTATACTT